GCGCAGCAGATCCTTGGCCAGCTGCTCGGCGAACGCATCGTCGTCGCAGATCAGATCGGTGACCTCGAGGGTGCGCGGCCAGTAGGCGGCCTGCGAGGTGGCGTCGATCTGGGTGGAGGTTGCACCGTTGGCACGCGACACGCTCACCTGATTGGCGATGTCAGCGTCGGACTGCTCGATCACGATGTCCTGGTATCCGACCTCGCCGGTGCTGTCACCGAACGTGGCGGCGGTGGTGGCCTTGTTGAAGTCGTCTCGAGTCAGGAACGTGATGGTGCCGTCAGCGCCGGCGAACAACATGCCCTGCTCGGCGGCTTCCACCTCCTGCAGTGCTGCCAGCGCGGTCTTGCCTGAGGTGCGGATCCCTTGGACCGTCGTCAATCCGGTGCCGAGATCGCGACCATCGGTCGGCCAGTCGATCAGGTCAAGGATGCGATTGGCACGCTGGTCGGTTCGTTCGCCGGTGGCGAAGGTCCCGAGGCCGATGGTGTAGTGCTCGGCGATGATGGCTTCGGTCAGGTTGTCAGCCCAGATCAGGAACTCATCGACGGAACCGTTGAAGGTCTTCGATGCCTTGTAGGTGCTGGTGTAATAGAAGTCGCCACCGATGCCGCCGTAGGAGACGCCTCCTGCGATCGTTTCTGTGGCGACGTTGCTGACCGTCTTGGTGGCAGCGACCCCGTCGACGTACAGGCCGGGGGTGGTGCCGTAGTTCACCACCACATGGTGCGGTCGGCCGTCGTTGACCAGCACGCTCGAGGTCCATACGTCGAACGTGGACGATGCGCTCAGTGAGTCGCCGATGCAGAACTGCACCACGCCGTAGTCGAGGTAGGACAGCACGTGGCCGTAGACAGCTGACTTGCCGGTACCGAGCCGGCACAGGCTGTAGGTGTCGGACCCCTTCTGGGTGGTGGAGAACCAGAACTCGATCGCCAGATCCACAGGGGCCGGCATGACCGCGTAGTTGCCGCTGAGGACATAGGCGCCGTCGGTGAACTCGCCGGCCTGATCGGAATCGTCGGCGATGAGGCCGGCCACCGACTTGCCGGTCACCTTGGACAGGACGTTGACGGCTGGATCGGACCACCACCACACGCTCTGCTCGTCGCCTTGGTTGGTGAGCTTCTGCACCTCGCCGTCGTTGAACCGCAACCACACCCAGGGGAACTCGCTGGCGATGGTGTCGCCCCACACGCCCGGCAGCACCAGGTTGTTGAGCACCTTGAACATGTCCGAGGCGCTGATGGTGACGGTAGCGTCGCCGTACATCTCGTAGGACTGCGGCCACCCGTCGATGTATCCGAAGAACACCGGGATGGTCTGGGTGGTCGACGTGGCGTCGATGTGCTCGAGGGTGATGCGGATCGGGCGCAGCGGGGTCAGCGACCCGGCGTAGGGGGATGAGGCGTAGAGCGGGTCGAACCGGCGGTCAGCATTGGACAGGACCACCGAGGCCGAGCCGGTCTGGAACTGGTCGAGCTCGGTGGATCGGCCACGCTGGAAGCTGAGCCCGCGCACGTAGGCGGTGACATCAGTCCAGGTGATGTCGGCCAGCAGTCCGCCGAAGGGGACGGTGTTCGCACCGGCTGCGGTGGAGAACCCGATCTCGACCGTTGCTGTGATGCCGTCGAACAACGCCTGGCTCATGCTGCTCGCCACCCCGATCCTGACCTGCGCTCGTACTCACGGATGGACTCGACGACCGCTTGGCCGACGGCTGCCTTGTCGGCGGTCGGGGCCACGGTCACGTTCACGTTGATGACGTTGCCGCCCCCGCCGCCGCCGTTGATGCGGCCGAGAAGCATCGCTTGCTGGTCCTGTGACAGGACCATCTCGCCGGTCTGCAGCATCATCGGGACGTTCGCCCCTGGCATGCCGCCGACGATGCCGCCGGTGTGGGCCCACTCGGTCAGCTCGGGAACCTTGAAGGACTTGCCGCCGATGCCGGGGACCCAGCTGGGCACATCGAAGCCGAGACCACCGACGGTGCCGTTCCAGATCTTCACAACCATGTTGAAGGCAAACTTGAACGCTGCGATGATCGCGTCCTTGACGCTGTCGAACACTGTCGACAGCTTGTCCTTGATCCAGAGGAACTTGTCCCACAGCCATTGGATCGCATCCCAGATGGCGTTGAAAGCCCACTGGATGGCCATCCACAGGATCTGGAAGATGGCGATCTGGAACTTGACCCAAAGGTCAACCAGATCGCGAAACCACTCGAACTTCGTGTAGAGGTAGACAAAGGCGGCGATCACGAGGGCGACGATCACGATGATCAGTAGCAGTGGCCAGGTGACGCCGAGCTCGGCGATCGCCAGGACGATCATCGCCCCGGTCAGGATCACGCATGCGATGACGATGGCGCCGATGGCGATCTGCACCGCAGCCATGGCGCCCTTGTTCTCCTCGAGGTACTTCGTGACCTGATCGATCTTCGGGCCGATGAAGTCCATCGCCTCGCCGACCTTGTCGAACACCTTGGATGCGAACGGTTCGATGGCCGCCATGATGCGGTTCTTCAACTTGGTGAACTTCTCGCCGAAGTCCTCGGTGTCCTCGGTCGCTTTGCTGATCGTGTCGCCTTCACCGATAGACGCCTTGAGGTCGTCATAGGACAGCTTGCCCTCACGGATCGATTGCGCCATCTTGACGCCTGACTTGCCGAACTCATCAAAAGCAATCTTGTTGCCGATGATTTCGTTAGGTGCGTTCTTGATCGCGTTGAAGGTTTCACTCAGATATGTGTTCGCATCCTTGCCGGCTGCCGCAGCGTTCTTCAACCCGCGCTGCAGCCCTGGCATCACGTCACCAGCGTCGATGCCGGCCTTCCCGAGCGACGCCAGGAACGCCGTCGAGGTCTGGAAGTCGAAGCCTGATGCTCGAAGCACTGCGCCGGTGTCAGCCATTGACTTGGCGAGATCTGTAACCGACACGCCTGATTGCTGAGATGCCCGGTAGAACACGTCAAGTGCAGGCGCTTGGTACTCGGCCATCACTCCGAAGTTCTGGAACGCCTTGGAGACGGCTTCGACGTTGCCGTTGAGATCTGTGCCGGTCAGGTTCGACAGATCGATCAGGCTCTTGGTTACATCCTCGAGTGGCTTGCCGGTGAGTCCGAGCTTGCTGTTGAGAACGCCGATCACGGCAGCTGCTTCACCGAACGAGGTGGCAGTGGTCGTGGCGACCGTGTGGAGTGAGCCCTTGAGGGACTCAAGCTCGGCGCCGGTCTTGCCGGTGTTGGCTCGGATCGAGTCGTAGGCCCCGTCGAAGGTGGTGCCGATCTCGAGCAGGCCGCCGATGGCGATGCCAGCCGCGCCGAGGACGCCAGCACCCATGGCACCGGCGGTCTTGGTCGCCGACGAGAGGCCCGAGCTGACCTTCTTGTTGAGCTTGTCCATCTCGCCGCGGGCCTTCTTGATGCCTGCGTCGTTGAACGTCGAGAGGACATTGATTGTCACTGCCATGGGTCAGCCCTTTGCCGCTCGGAGCTCGCGTTCCAACTTGGATTCGTAGAACTTCACGATCGCCAACACTTCGTTGGTGATCTTCTTGTCGCCGCCAGCGTTGCCCCAGGCGCGCCACAGCAGCCGTGGGAACTTGCCGTGGTAGAGGGTGAGGGCGGCGATGAAGCGCCGGCCCTGATCGCTCTTGCCACCAAGGCGACCGGCGCCTTCGAAGGCGGCGCCAGCACCGTCCATGTTGCGCAGCTCCCACGCCGAGACGACTGCCTCACCGGGTCGACGCTTGCGCTTCTGGCCTTGGCGGATCACCATCCCCTTGCGCACGGCGTCGGGGTCGTAGTTCGGCAGGGTGCCACCTTTGTTGCTGGCGCCTCGACCGGAACCGGTGCGCCACCCAGACAGCGGCAAAGCCGGCACCAGCGACTTGGCGTCGGTGATGACCGGTTTCAGGTACCTACGTATCTCGGCGTCCATGGCCTTGCGCATGCCGGTGCCGTTGGCGGAGTCGAACTCCTTGAGCGCCTTCTTGAAGTCGTTGTAGCCCTTGAGTGACGACTCCATCAGGATTGAGTCCTTGGGATCCGGCGAGGACTTCCCGAGGGCAGCGATGTCAGCGAGTGAGACTCGTGGTGCCATGGGTCACCTCCGTGACTTCGCCTTCTCCGCCTCTCGGGCCTGTTCCTTGAGCACCACGACGATGGCGTTGAACACCTCGGGTGGGCACTCGAGCAGATCGATGGGACTGATGTTGGTGGCCACAGCGACCTGGGCCACCAACAACGTCATGGAGTCCCTAAAGGGACTGCCTTCTCATCGACCGCTTCGATGTTGTCGATCTCGCCGAGCCACTCATCGAACGGCTTGACGACCTTCATCGCCAGCTGGGAGCCGCGCCACGCCACGTAGCACAGCGCCTCGTAGGAGGCGTTGTCTGCGCTGAACAGTTGTGACATCGACTTCGAGAAGTGACGCTCGACCTCGACGATGGCCTTCGGGCCGATGTTGAGCTCATACGAATCGCCGTTGCTCTGGACGACCCGTAGACGCATGAGCCCCGCCATCAGGCCGTGGCCTTGGTGATGGTGCCGTCGACCGGGAAGGTGACGCTGGCGGTGGACAGCTCGCCGACCTGCGCATCAAGCGGCATCCACTCGGTGCACAACACGTTGAAGGTGTAGCTGGGGTTGGTGGCCGAAGCGGTGGATCCGTTGGGCTTCACGACCACCTGCGTGGTCGAACCGACCAGCGGGTACAGGGTGGCCTCGACGGCAGCGGCGCTGAAGTCCTGGTTGAAGTCGATCGCGACGGTCGAGTCACGCAGACCGGCGACACGGCGCTTGGCGGTGTTGCCCATCGTTGTGGTCTCGAGCTCGTTGACCGAGGTTGAGAGGGTCACCTTGGTGATGTGCGAACTCAAGTCCACACCGCCGATGGTGACGATTGCGTTCGTGACGACGATAGCCATGGTGGACTAGTCCTCCGGGGTTTCGGCAGCTGCGCTGCGCTTGGTGGTTGGTTCGAGGTGACCCGCTTCGATGAGGTGATCGATGCTGATCCCCTCGACGTTGAGGTCTTTGTCGGTCAGGGTCTCCCCTGGCTGACGCTCACAGACCCGGTGGGGTCCGATGATCTTGTAGGTCGCCATGTCGCTCCTTAGGCGTTGACGGTGACGTTGAACTCGCACGACAGGTAGGCGGCGTCACCCAGTGAGACAGGGCGGACGGCGAGCATGTCGTTGACCTTCACGGTGGATGAGACGCCACCGAGGGTGGGGTCCTGCTCGAGGGCGGCACGCACGCTCTGCGGTCCGTCCCACGACATCCACGCATCGAGGGTGCGTTGTGCGCTGCGATCGCCGAGACGGCCGGCGACGACGCTGACCACGTACTCCCAAGTGGACAGGCCGCCGCGCATCGCCCGGTGGTAGGTGACCGACTGGATCTGGATCACCGCGATCGGTGGGTTGATCTGCTCGGGGAGATGATCGGCGACACGCAGACCGGGGATGGTGGCAAGCGCCATGGCCAGACCGTCCTGAATGTCGAGCCCACTGCCGGCCATCAGGCCACCACCAGCACCCGGTACGGGGCCAGCATGCGCTGCACATCAGGATCGATGGAGCGCACGGTGATGGCGCCGAGATCGCCGAACCCGGCGACGCCGAGGAGGCTGTCACCACGCTTGACGAGACGCCCGGCGAGGATCACGCAGGCCGACTGGATCGGCTCGGGGATCGCCGGCCAGCCCCACTTGGCGGTGACCTGGACCCCGGCGGGGGCGAGCGTGGTGGGGAAGCGGCCGCTGGCTGTGGTGGCGATGCGGGTGATCGGCACACCACGGCTGATGGCGTTGAGCGGTTCGCACTGGAAGTCCGCTGCGGTCAGGGTCGTGGCGTAGGTGCCGTCGCCGGCCGTGTCGGTCTTGACCACCAGACCGGTGGTGCTCGCAATGTCATCGACCAGAACACTGGACGATTCAGATGCAACGAACACTCGGGCGGTGGCGGAGCTGTCGGCGTAGAACCGGCGGTTGCAGTAGTCGTCGATCACCCTCGAGGCTTCCGAGATGCGGTCGGCGAACATGACATCATCGACGGTGTCGGTGATGCGCAGCACCTGCTTGAGCTGGCTCAGTGTGCAGTAGCCGTTGGTGATGGTCATGCGGACTCTCCGTCGAGAAGCTCATCGATGCG